CGGCGAGCGATGAAATGCACACCGCGCTGATCACCTATGTGAAGCTGCGCAAAAACTGGGACGAGAGGAGCTGGCAGTGAGCGACGCCGAGCGCATTGAACAGCTCGAAGCGCAACTGCGCAACACAGAACACCAGCTCGCGGCCTACCGCGACCGGATCGACAAGGATGAGCTGATCCGCTGCCTGCGCGCCTCGCGGGACAGCTACCTCTTCGAGACCTACCGGCTGAAGGACAAGCTCGCGGAGCTGCGTGAAGACAACGACGCACTGCGCGACGACAAGATGGATCTTGAGGCCATGGTCAGGCACCGACAGCAACTGCTCGCGGCATGAACACCGGCAAGAAGTCAGCCAGCTACCGCGGCACGCGACCCAACATCCCTGCGAGTCTCATGCTGCTCATCGCGCAGCGTATTTGGAGGAAGCGCAGCCGTGGCTGACCTCGGGTACGTCTTTATTGGACTCGCTGCGGGCCTGCCTATCGGCGCCCTCGCTGCGTATGGGTTCATGTTCATCTGGGCCATCAAGTGCGGACGCGAGGAGGACGGCGAGTGACCACCAACGGCGTCAACCCCAAGACCGGCCTGACGCGCTTGCCCGCGGCGCTGTGCTACTGGCAGATCACCGGCAGGCGCTGGGTCATCCAGAGCCGCGTGCAGGAGCTGTCTAGCGCCCTGCGTCGCATCAAAGGCGCTCGCCGCTTCGGGTACGCCATCATGGGCGGCCACTTGACCCTCTGGGCCATCGATTGCACCGCGGTCAAGCTGAAGAGCGTGATCCGCAGTCTGGTCAAGATTTTGAACGACTGCTCACCGCAGAGCCGACCGGCTAAAACGGCGCAGGCGGCGCTTTTATTGACCGGCAGGGTAGGAGGAGCCAAATGACCATGGGACGACCTAAGACACGCAGCAAGCCTCGCGGCACAGCCAAGAGCACCAAGCTCATTGAGGCGGAAGACGGACGCACCATCGTGTGTGTCCAAGGCCACACCGGTGAGGACGTCCCGCCAGCCAAGGCTGCGGAGATCCTAGCCGCGCACGTCGCCGGTATGCCCGCCACACGCATCGCACGCGCCTTCAATACCAGCTACCACACCATCATCGCCCTGATCCGCAACCGGCCGGAGGCGCTTGAGAAGGCCCGCCAGACGGCAGCTAATAATTGGAAGACGCTTGCGGCCGTTGGCACCGCGGAACTGCTTGATCGCCTGCCTGATATGAAAGATCACGGTCTCGTTATCATGTCGGCGGTGGCAACCGAGAAGGCCGAGCTGCTCTCCGGCGGACCCACGCACCGAGTCGAACATGTCGTCGCACCGGCGGCAGAGGCTTGGGATGTGTTCGTGGCCGGACTCAAGCAGCGTGGCGAGGTGGTTGATGTGGCGTTTGAACCGGTCACGGTGGCCGGAAACACGCCCCAAAAGGAGGCCGCAACCCTCCCCGCACCCAACCTAACCATCAAACCCGAGATCATCGATGCTGATCATCAACGACTTACACTATAACTCAATACAATGTACAACATGTATAAGTCGCTCATAATCCGACAGCAATTCTCTTATTCCTCTGTAGGACAGGGGGGGAGGGGGTACGACTTGGTTTTTCTTTCGCAAACCCCCGACCGGTAACACCGCACAAAATTTTTTCCAAAAACACCCATGCAAAACATCATCAGCCAAGCCAAAGCGCTCTTCAAGCCCCAACCCCAACCCGCCCCGAAGCCTGCCACAGAGCTTAGTCCACAGGCACTTGACGGCGAGCCGGTTGCGGAAGCGCTACAGAGTAAACCAGAAGCCGCCCATTCCCCAGAGACTAAAGGACAGTATGTTCTTTCCTCTGAGAAGGACAAACCGGAAGCCTCCCTAGTCGCCTCCCCTAAGTCAGCCAAGGAGCTGGCCGAGGAGACCGCGCGTCAGCTCGGCATCGAGCAGGGCGCCGAGTTCGCCAACGTGAAACTCTGCAAGGCGCAGACCCCGCGGAACGCTCGCATGCTGTACATTGAAGGCGTCCCGCGGTGGAACGAGCGGGCGATAGTGTGGGTCAAGGACGCCGAGTCTTGGAAGCCGGTTTGTCCACCCTTCGACACGCTCAAGTGTAAATACACCGGCATGGCCACGACGGAGGGTGTCCTGCAGTTTGAGTCTTCGGACATCTCGAAACGGAACCGTCTTAGGAGGGCGCAATGAGCAAGGCCATAAGCAGGCAGGAGGTAATCAGGATGCTTCTCGCAAAGCAGGCCGAAGGCGAAAGCAAGCTGTCCGCGCTGCGCGACGAAATTGAAGATTCTCTCGACCGGATCTACCAAGACTTTATCAGCGCTGAGGGAGCCATATTGGACATTCTTGGCGTCCCAAAGGACAACACGGTAGAGACAAATTGCTGTGAAATAGCAACTGAGACCGGCCAATGGCCGGAGTGGGGATACTGCCGCGATTGGGCGTATGAGCTGTATGGACAATTCATCACGCAGCGGCGCGACGTTGATGGCTTTATCCAAGCGATAGAATCAACTTTGGAGGGAAGGCAGTAATGAGCGTCATTGCTGCCAACTACGCGGTACGCATCTGCAGGCTGCAGGATGTCGCTGCCAAAATGGTTCTTACTGCTCTTGCTTGGCAGGCGCGGAAGGAAACCCCTCACCTTGCTCACATGAGCAACGAGGAAATTCGCAGCGGCACCGGTCTTAAGAGCGTCAATGGCGTAAAGGATGCTCTTCGCAGGCTTGTTTCTGCCGGAGAGGTTCGTGTGCTTCACATCGGAGGCAGGACTTACGGAATAGGCAGGGCAGCGGACTTTGAGCTGCTCGGCGTGAGGCGGTGGATTGAGGCAGGAAAGCCGTCACGATCTGGCAGTTTGGAGGTGGAAGAACTGTCAGAATTTGACGGTAAAGTGTCAGCATTTGACGGTAAACCGTCAGAATCTGACGGTAAACTGTCAGCATCTGATACCCATAGACATAGACATTCTAAAACAAGTAGAAGGCGCGCAGCAGCGCTGACTCCGGCGACTTCGTCGCCTTCGCATCCTCCGAAAAGGGAGGAACCGGAAACCGGCGCCCCCGAGCCAGAGCCGCGCAAGGCCAAGGCTCCGGTCGAGGTCGTCGGTCCCGATTCGCTTCCCCTCCCCCACTCCGGTTCCGGCTTTCACAAATGGTGGGGCGAGTTCTGCGAATTTCGCCGCGGTAAAATCCGCGGGCGGAACAACCCCCTGACCCGCCTCGCCGCCACGATCATCTTGGCCGAGCTGGGAACCGTGAACGAGTGGCAGGCTGTCGAGGCCATCAAGACAGCCATCGCCTGCGCGTACGTTAAGCCCTACACCGACAAATATCGGGACAAGCGCGGAGGCTCGCAAAACCCGCAACCCCTGCCGCAGCAGTCGTCCGGCCCCAGCGCCCTAGAGCGCAGTTTGCAGCGCGCAAGGATGGAGGTGGCAGCGTGACCCTGCAGACGGAACCGTCCGCCTGCGCCAAGGGCGACATGGCTGAGATGCTTTTTGCCGCCGGTGCAATCATCCGCGACTGGGAGATTTACATGCCATTTGGACACGCGCAGACGACCGACGTTTGCCTGCTTAAGCCGTTTACGACGCCGATCAAGGTGCAGGTGAAGACGGCATGGTGGGACGCCGCGTACGAAAGTTACGCGGTGTTTTCGAGAAAGGGATCGCAGGCGTACAAGGACGGAGACTTTGACGTCCTCGCTGCCTACCTGCCAGACATCAACCAATTTGTTCTGTGGTCGTTCGCCGACATCAGTGGTCGCCAGAAAATCCGCTACTCCCCAGAGCGACACCGGAAACCCAGTAACTGGGAGTTGCTAGACGATGTCGCAAAATCCCTCGCGCGTCCTAATACCTGATTTTTAACCACCTCCCCTGCCCTATCAATTTTATTAAGCATGGGACAGCGCATGTCCTACCCCCCACCCCATAATTTCCCACATAGATGAAAGTTAAACCCACACCTAAGGCGGCTGCTCGTCAGCCGAAAACCAAAGCTCTCAACCTTCAACATATCGAAGACGCCGCGGCCGACGCCATGAGCACCATCGCTGCGCTCGCAGCTCTTGTCGCGCAGCTTTCCGCAAAAATGGAGGACCGCAATGAAAACTAAGAACGGCAGAACGCTTGAGATTGAGGCCGGAAGCGCCGGTGTCCCGCGGATCTATCACCTCGAATTTCACCGCGCCTGCGACCGCTTTTTAGCCAAGCGCGGCATCGCAACCGTGTCCGCGGCTCGCCGCAATTCGTGGCTCTTCGGCAAACGCAAATGAGCACCCCTGACGTTGTTGTTGGCGCTGTCGGCTTCGGCCGCGATTTCGGCGCCTCCGCGGAGCTGGAGTTCATGCGCGCCGAGGACAAGCGCAACTCGGCCGAGATCGCTAACCTGCAGGCCGAGAAGCGCGAGTTAGTCAAGCGCGTGAATTGTCTCAAACATGTCTTAAAACGGTGCGCGGCGCTCTCCCCTGAGATTAGCGACGAGAAGCACGCAGCGCTGCTGGCCGCGGAGGAGCCGCTGTGAGCGCCGGAAAGGGCGACGCTCCGCGGCCGGTAGCTGGCGAAGTATTCCGCCAAAATTACGATCAGATTTTTTTGCGCAAAGGCGAAAAAACTCTTGCCTCATTGTCCGCATTTGTACACATTTGCACCCAACAAGACACACCGGCTGCCACCACGCCGAGCAAAGCAGAAACGGCAGCCCATGCGCAGTGAACTCAAAGAAACTTTAAGGAACGTATGGCCTCACGCAGCAGACGACATTATCGCCGTGGACGAAGCGTGCGACCGATGGCTCAAGCGTCGCTACGAAATGCGGCAGCGCCGGAGGGACCGCAATGAGTCCGGTGCAAACGCTCGTTTACCTGACGCTGCTGGTGCTGCTGGCGTTGGCAGCGACGGTAGCGAATGACGACGACGACAACTTTGTATGAAAAACACAACCCCACAAAGCCCAAACACCGAGAAAGCTGTGCTCGGCACACTTATGTCCGAGCCAAAGCTGGCTGATGAATGTGCCGGTCTGCACGGCGACCTGTTTTACACTCCCGCGCACCGCGCCGTCTTTGACGTCATCAACGAAATCCGCGCCGACTCCGGCGTGCCAAACCTCGTTGCCGTCACCCAGCGCCTCGACGCGCAGGGAAAGCTGGAAAACGTCGGCGGCGCCGGTGAGGTCACCGACCTACTTTCGCGCGCGACCGGCGGACTGGCTGCTCTTGAATATCACGCGCAAACCCTGCGCGATCTGCACGGCCGTCGCGCCATCATCTGCGCGGCGATTGCCATGCAGTCCGCGGCTCAGGACATGGCCGCGAACGCCGACGAGGTACTGCAGTCCGCCGGAGAGAGTGTCCTGTCGCTCAGTCTCGGCGCCCCGACCGACTCGATGCGCAGCGCGGCCGACATTGTTCCGTCCTTGCTCGAAGAGCTGGAGGCGTTGATGGACAACAAGCAGAGTCTCGGCCTCAAGACCGGCTTTGCGGACTTCGACCAAGTGACCGGCGGTCTCCGCGGCGGAACGCTGGCCATCATTGCCGGACGTCCGGCCATGGGCAAAAGCGCGTGGATGATGAACGTGGCCGACTACCTGACGCAGCGCAAAGTGCCGGTGTTGTATTTCTCGCTCGAAATGCCCGCCAACGAGCTGGCCGCGCGCGTAGTGCTGTCCCGCGCCAACACCAACACCGAGCTGGTCCGCAACGGATTTGTCGATGCCGCCGGAAAGCGCCGGATTGGTTCCGCCGCTTTGGAGTTTTCCGGCGAGCCGATGTACATAGATGACCGCTGTGGGATGTCTTTGCTGGACATTCGCGGGCGAGCGAGGCTGGCCGTGCGCAGATGGGGCGTCAAAATTATATTCGTCGATTATCTGCAGCTAGTCTCGCACTCGAACGCGAAGAGCCGAGAGAACGAGGTCGGCTTCGTTAGTCGCGGACTCAAAAGCATGGCCATGGAGTTGGGGGTTCCGGTGGTGGCCGCGGCGCAACTCAATCGTCAGGCCGAGAACCGTCCCGACAACCGGCCGAAGCTCTCCGATCTGCGCGAGAGCGGCAGCATTGAGCAAGACGCAGATATCGTCGCGCTAGTTCACCGGCCCGCTTACTACGCTGTGCAGGACGAGGAGCCAGAGCCACAAGATGCCGAGCTAATCATTGCGAAGCACCGCGCCGGACGTACCGGCACGCTCAACATGACATGGCGTCCCAGCCTCACCCGCTTTGGAGGCAAGTCCGAGCCGACCAATATTGTGCGGGCGCCGCGCCTGACCGACGAGGGCAACAGCGTCTACGCGCCGGATAAAGAGCTATGGGAGGCGCTCAACGAATGATCAACAGCAGGCAGAAAGGCGCCAGCTTCGAGCGCGAGGTCGCCAAGGCGCTGACCGCCGAAGGCTTTCCCGCCAAGCGCGGCGCGCAGGTCTCGCAGGGATCTTGGGGCGTTAGCGCCCCCGACGTAATCGTGCCATGCCTGCCCGACTGGCACTTCGAGTGCAAGCGCCACGGCCGCGCGCGGTTCGATCTGGACGCCGCCATTGCGCAGGCACGCCGCGACGCTCCCAAAAAGCTCACCGCGGTCATTCACCGCAAAGATCACTGCGAGATCCTCGTCACGCTTCCCTTCGGCGACTTCAGCACCCTGATGCGTCACTCCGACTTTCCTATCCAACCAAAAAACCAAACCACACCTACATCAAATGAATAATAAAACCCTGACCACACCCGCGGGCATCGCTCGCTATCCTCGTCTCAACTCGCCTGACACCAAGTTCAGCGAGGAGGGCCAGTACAAAGTTGATCTCGAAATGTCCGCCGAGGACGCGGAGCCGTTTCTCAAGCAGATCGAGGCGATGTTTGCGGAGTTTCTCGCAGACAAGCAACGCGAGCTGAAAAAGGAAAAGCTCAAGATGCACGCACCGCCGTGGACCGAAAACGACGGCATGGTTCAGCTCAAGTTGAAGGTCAAAGCGGTCGGCAAGAGCAAGGACGGCGAGACCTACACGCGGCAGCCCAAGCTGTTCGATGCCTCCGGTCAGATCACCAACGAAAACGTCGGCGGCGGAAGCCAGCTCAAGGTCGCTGTGGTTCCTTACTTCTGGTACACCGCGTCACTCGGCGCCGGAATCACGTTGCAACCGAAAGCTGTCCAGATTCTGGATCTCGTCACTTGGAGTAGCGGCGGCACGGCCGAGGCTTACGGCTTCGAGGTCACCGAGGCGCCCAAGCAGGTCGCCCGCACCGGAACCAACAACGAAGAGGTTGAGTGGTAGCAATGGCAACCACTGCACGCAAAAGGGGGGCGGCAAAACGCCGCTCCCCTGCGGCCAAGCCCGCGGAGCCTGCGCCGGATCGCTTCACCGCGGACGGCCGCAAGATTGTGCGTCTGGAGAAAGCGCGCGCGCACCAGAAGTACATCCTCGCGGACGGCACGCAGGTAGTCGGCGCCTCGACAATTGCCAAGATCGGCGATGACCAGTCAAACCTGATTCATTGGGCTTGGAACCTAGGCAACAAGAATCAGGACTATCGCAAGGTCAGGGACAAGGCCGCGGACATCGGGACGATTACGCACTTTGCCATCGAGTGTTTCTTCCACGGCTGGGAGCCAGACCTGTCCGAGTTCGCACCGGCCGACATCGAGAAGGCGACTATTGCGTTCGAGAACTTCTTGTCCTTTTGGGAGGAGCAAGAGCTGACGGTGCTCGAACCGGAGGTGCAGCTAGTTTCCGAAAAACACTTGTTTGGCGGAACGATTGACGCTCCGTCCGTAGACAAGCAGGGACGAGTTGTGATGCTCGACTGGAAGACGTCGTCCGGCATTTACCTGTCGCAAAAGGTCCAGCTCGCAGCCTACGAGCGCCTCTGGAACGAAAACCGGCCGGACCAGAAGGTTCAGCGCCGAGCCGTTGTGCGTATCGGCAAGGAGAAGTCCAACGATCATTCGATTGAGTGGATGTTCTCTTCGGACAACGAGTGGGAGCTTTTCGAGGCTCGGCTGAACCTTCACTACGCGACGCTGCGCTACAAAAAAGCCGCCTGATGCCGAAGCGCAAATACATAGCGATCATTCGCCGGAAGTTGGGCCGCGAAAAAGCGGACGGCATGACTCTCGGCGATGGTCGCGTGTATATCGACCCGCGGCAAAGCGGCGTTGATGAGATGGATACCATTATCCATGAGCTGCTTCACGACGTTTTCCAGCACCTGAGCGAAGAAGCTGTCGCCGAAGCCGCGGGAGTTATATCGCGCAGCATGTGGAAGGATAAATGGAGGCGAGTGATGGAATGAGCGACGTCGTACTTAAACCCTTTCGTCTCACCACGCTCATGGAGGCGATCAAAATCGCCGAGCTGCGCTGGCTGGAGGCGCGCGCCATGAACATGAACGCGGCCACGACCTACGAGTCGCACTACTGCGAGGTGATGGCGCGCGACATCGGCGGCATTCTTGCCGAGATCGTTGTCGGCCGCAGGTTTGACCGGACGTACCTGCCAGCGACGAACAGCTTTCACAGGCGCGCAGACGTTGGCGACGACATTGAGGTGCGCTCCACGGTCCACCTTAACGGCGCCCTGATCGTGCGCGACAACGACGATGCGTCGAGGCGCTATGTGCTGGTGGTGTGCGACCCGATGAAGGGTTTCATGATCCGCGGCTGGGCATACGGACACGAGGCCAAGCAGCCTCAGTGGCTGAAATCCGACGAGGGTCGCCCCAGCCACTGGTATCGCGGCCCGCTACGTCCGTTCGAGGACATGACGATTGACCCGCCCGATGTCATCGATCAGGCGCTACAAGCCCTTAGCCTATGACCTCTGCCATCCTTATCGCTCTCGTCGGCCTCGCCTACTTCGCCGTGGCCATCGATCAATTTTGCGTGCAGCACAACTTTTGGGCCGGTGTCGTCTGGTTTGGCTACAGCGTTAGTCAGATCGGACTTTGGCACATGACTATCCGGCCGTGATTCATGAGTAAATACAGCATTATGACAGAGGAAATTGAAGCGATTGACAGGACTATTTTGCTGCTGAGAACGCAGCGAATCAAACTTGTCGCGGCCGCGGCCAAGCGCAAGGCCGACGCATTGTGCGCGGAGATGCGCAAGCGCAAGCAATCCAAATGACTTTTCTGATGGCTAAATCGGGTTCGTACAGGCGCGCATGGTGGTGCGTGTCTCGGAACATACCGGAATGCCCAGCCCCACGGAGTACGACCAGTGGGGCGCCATCAAACTTTAGAGCGCCAAGGGAAATGCGGCGGCCGTTGTGGGCTGGTCATTTCATTCCCCCGCTCCTGCAACCGCATAAAACAGGAGCCGCTCTAATGCCTTTACACTCTTTGCCGGACAGCGCGGCAAGACGGATGACCGCGAGCGGCCGAGCAAGAGGTTTGGCCTTATGCAAGGAAGCCGCCGCGCCACATCGAGGTCGGGGGGCGGGTACGGTTTATGGCCAGCGACGGCCCTCCAGCAAACGTCGCCCCACTATCGCCGCAACCTTGGAAACCCGCGCGTTGAAAAGGTGCTGCAGCACCGTCTCCGGCGAACTTTCGCATGATTAGCTGGTCGCCATATCCCATCCGCGCCGAAGTCAACGGCGTCGGAACCGCGTGGCTTCTCTATGTGCAGCCACAGGGCGGCATGGCCAACGACATCTGGACGTTTGTGCCGGAGGCAGGTGGCCAGCCGCTGCACGTCCGCAGCGATCAGTTCCGTTTTTCGGAGAATCCAACTTTAGACATAGCAACTTTGGGCGCTGACACGGCTTAACAAAATCGGTTCTGGGAGGGGCCGAGCGCTAACCAGTCAGCGCCCATTACATTTTAGAGGGGAGAGCGCAGCGGAGTCTGCGCGAGGGAGTGAACGAACAGAAACAGCGGTTTCAGCCGACCGAGCACCCAGTCATGAAGATCGACACCGATCTTCTGAGCAAGCTGGGGCCGGACGAGGGCTGGGAATACCTCAAAACTAGAGAGGAGTTGATCGCGCGCGAGGCGAGCGATCCGTTTCGCTATGGTTATGTCCCGCCGCTGTGGAAAAAAGCCAGCGAGTTGCTCGATAAGCATCGGGAGCTGCTCGTTCTTGGCGGAAACCGGAGCGGAAAAACGGAATGGGCTGCAAAAGAAGTGATCAAATTGATGCACAGCAAGGCCGGAGCAACGGTCTGGTGCTTCGCCGAGACCTCTGCGACCAGCATCGAGTCGCAGCAGCCGCGTCTGTGGAAATTTATGCCGCCCGAGTGGCGCAATGCGCGCAAAACTCAGGTCACCAACATCAGCTACACGGTCAAAAACGGTTTCTCGGAGGCCAAGTTCGTGGCTCCCAATGGCAGTATCTGCTGTTTCAAAAATTACGCTCAAGATTTGAGTGTCATAGAAGGCGCGGAGCTGGACATGGCGATTTGCGACGAGTTGGTCGGTCTTGATCTGCTAGACACGTTGCGATTCCGGCTGATTGACCGCAATGGGCGGCTCGCGGTGACGTTTACGCCGGTGCAGGGCTATAGCCCGACCGTTGCGAGCTATTTGAACGGCGCAAAGACGGTCGAAGAGACCGACGCCGAGCTGCTGCCGAAGCGCGCGGAGAAGGACGGAGAGCAAATCATCACCGGATACGAGCAGGTGCCAATTGTGCAGATGAGC